AAATGACAGCATGTCGAACTTGCAAGCGGCATGTTCGACCTGTCATGCCAGCAAGACAGCCCGCGAAGCGAACGCTCATCGTCCTCGTTACTCGAGGCTGCTTCCTCAGGAGCATCACCCCGGCTTGATGCAGGGTGGGTAGGGGCCCCCATCCGTCCTTCAGGGATCGGGGAGGGGTAGCACTTCCGGCTGTGTACAGGTTTGGGAGCCCGCTAGCAGACCTCAACGGGCTGCCTGAGCGGCTTCTGCAGTAGCCGAGTCCCTGGAGGGCCGGCCGACCCTGGAGGTCAACGATGGGTGCTCGAGGTCCGGCTCCGAAGCGTGAAGATCAGCGGCGGCGACGGAACAAGACTGAACCGGTTGACCGTGCCGTGTCCGACGGTGCGGTCCGCGGCCCGGATCTGGTGGGTCAGCACAAAGCGGCGTCGAAGCGTTGGTATGAGGCTTTGCGTCGCAGCGGCCAGGCGCAGTTCTTTGAGCCGTCTGACTGGGCGTACGCGCAGGACATCGTGTGCACGGCGATCGACGCGTACATCGAGAAGCCGTCCGCGATGATGTTGCAGTCGTTGAACAGTGCGATGTCGTCGCTGCTGGTGACCGAGTCGGACCGTCGCAGGTTGCGTGTCGAGCTTGAGCGGGATGAGGAACCTGAGGAGCCAGCCGAGCTGGTCGCCATCGATCAGTACCGGAAGCAGCTTGGTGCTGTCTGAGCGTGTGGCTTACGGGCCGACGTGGGAGTCTGACGCGGAGGGTTGGGTTCTTCCGGAGTTGACGTTGGGTTGGCAGGTGTTGGGTTGGTCGTCGCGATGGTTGCGTCAGCCTGACGGTCCCGATGCCGGTCAGCCGTGGCGGTTCACCGCCGAGCAGGCACGGTTCGTGTTGTGGTGGTACGCGATCCGGCCTGATGGCCGGTGGCAGTACCCGTACGGGGTGCTGCGGCGGGTGAAGGGTTGGGGTAAGGACCCGGTCGGTGCGGTGCTGGCGGCCACGGAGTTCGTAGGTCCGTGCCGGTTCGGCGGGTTCGATCGGGATGGCAGCCCGTTGGCGGTGGCGCATCCGGCGTCGTGGGTGCAGTTGGCGGCGGTGTCGAAGGATCAGAACCGGAACACGATGACGTTGTTTCCGCGGCTGTTTTCGGATGAGGCCGTCGCCCAGTTCGGCATTGATGTAGGCAAGGAGATCATCTATTCGGCTCAGGGTGGCCGTATCGAGGCGGTGACGTCGTCTCCGCGGGCGTTGGAGGGTGGCCGGTCCACGTTCGTGTTGAAGAACGAGAACCAGCACTGGCTGTCGTCGAACGAGGGCCATGAGATGGCGGCGGTCATTGACCGTAACGTGGTGAAGTCGCGTGATGGTGCGTCGCGGGCGTTGGCGATCACGAACGCTCATGCGCCGGGTGAGGGGTCGGATGCGGAGCGGGACTGGGAGGCGTTCCAGGCGTTCCGTGAGGGCCGNGCGAAGGCGGACCCGTTGCTGTACGACTCTGTTGAGGCTGCGCCGGATATCGTTCTGGCGGACGAGGAGCAGCTTCGTGCCGGGATCAGGCAGGCACGTGGCGATTCGGTGTGGCTGGATGAGGACCGGACGTTGCAGGCGGTGTGGGACCCGCGCACGCCGGTGTCGTTGTCGCGGCGTTTCTATCTGAACCAGCTGGCTGCTGCTGAGGATGCGTGGGTGGCGCCGCACCATTGGGATGCGGCTGCCGAGCTGTTCGAGCTTGCGGACGGCGACCAGGTGGCGCTCGGGTTCGACGGGTCGAGGACGGATGACTCGACGGCGCTGGTGGCGTGCCGCATGTCTGACGGGCTGGTGACGTTGTTGGCGGTGTGGGAGAAGCCGTCGGGTGCGGCTGGCAACGAGTGGGAAGTGCCACGCGGGCAGGTTGATGGTGAGGTTGAGCGGGCGTTCGAACGGTTTGATGTGCAGGCAATGTTCGCTGACGTGCATCCGTGGGAAACCTACATCGATGACTGGCAGGAACGGTTCGGTGATGGCCTGGCGGTGCAGGCACACAAGGACCATGCGGTCGGGTTCGACATGCGTTCGCGGTCGAAAGAGTTCACGGCTGCTGCGGAGAAGATGTCGGCGGCGTTGTCTGAAGGNTTGAAGGTNCANGACGGTGGGGNCGTGCTGTCACGTCATGCNAAGAACGCCCGTCGGCGGACGAACCGGTGGGGTATCAGTTTCGGGAAAGAGCATCGCGAGTCGGCCCGGAAGGTCGATGCGTTGGCTGCTGCGGTGCTGGCACGTATGGCACGGGATGCTGTGCTGCGTGGCAGTAACCGGAAGCGCCCGTCGACACGGTGGGTCGGGATCTAGGAGGCGGCATGGAGCTCGACGCNGGTCAGGCTGCAGGTGCCGCGAAGGATCTGCTGGTCGAAGCGGACCGTGAGTGGTCACGTCTGAAGCAGTTTTCGGAGTATGAGCGTGGCGTGCANGCGANGCCGTACACCCCGAAGCAGCTCACGCACGAGTTCAGGGAGTTGGCGCAGCGGTCGTTGACGAACCTGCTNCCGAACGTGTTGAACACGCTGGTTGACCGTCTGTATGTGGACGGGTTCCGTCCGGACGTTGTGGACATGGACGACGGTGACGTGTCGGCGGTGGAGTCGGCTGGCTGGTCGTGGTGGCAGGCCAACGGGATGGATGCACGCCAGCAGCAGCTGTATCACCTGACGGCACGTCACGGGTACGCGTACATGATGGTGTGGCCGGGCGATAATGGGACGCCGTGGTTGCGTCCGAAGTCGCCGCGGCAGTGGTTCGCACAGTTCGATGTTGCGGACGATGATTTCCCTGAGCTGGCTGTGCGTCGCCGCAACGGACGTGTCGAGATCCTTGATGATCGTCGGCTGTGGGTGCTGTCGAAGCAGTCCACGTCGGACCGGTACGACGTTGAGGGTGCTGTCGAGCATGGTGCGGGTGTGGTGCCGTTGGTGCGCTACATGAACGCGTGGCCGGACGAGGGCGAGCATCCGGTCGGTGAGATCGAGAAGCTCATCCATGTGCAGGATCGTCTGAACCAGACGGTTTTCGATCTGCTGGTGACCCAGACGTACATGGGTGCGCCGCAGCAGTGGGTTGCTGGCATCGTCGCCGACGCGGACGACAAAGTGAAGGCGATGGCGAAGCGGGTGTGGACGTTCGACGAACCTGCGACGCAGGTCGGTCAGCTTCCGCAGGCCGATCTGGGTCAGCTCATCAAGGCGATCGACAACTCGATCCGGATGTACGGCATCAAGGCGCAGATGCCACCGAACTACCTGCTGGGTGAGATGGTCAACATCTCTGCTGATGCGCTGGTGGCGGCACATGCCGACCTGGATGCGAAGGTGGAGTCACGTCAGGCGTTGCACGCAGAGTCGCACGAGCGGATGTTCCGTCTTGGCGGCCGGATCGCTGGGGTGGACGCCATCGGTGACGACGACCAGGCGCAGGTGGTGTGGCGTCGGACTGATCCGCGGTCGTTGGCGTCGACGGTTGATGCGCTCGGCAAGATGGTGTCGATGCTGCATGTCCCGCCGGATGAGGTGTGGACGATGGTGCCGGGTGTCACCCAGCAGGATGTGGCCCGTTGGCGTCGCCGCCAGGACGAGCTGGACCCGTTGCAGCTGCTGGACCGTGAGGTGTCCAGGTTGGAGAGGGTCAGTGCCGACGAGTGAGCTGCAACGCCGTCTGACGCGGCGTAACGCGAGGACGCAGCAGCAGATCAAGGTGGCGGCACGTACGGAGTTGCTGCGGGTGTGGCGGCAGACGTTNGACNTGTCGGATCTGGACATGTCGTGGGAGATGTTCGCTGCNCGTGCCATGCCGGTCATCCTCGCGAACCGGGACCGGTCGGTGGAGGCGGGCGCACAGTATGTGCAGCGGTTCCGTCAGGCCGGCAGTGTTGCCGGGACGGTGACGGTTCGGCGTGCCCCTCCGATTGATGTGGATCGTATGCGGTACGGGCTGGAGTACACCGCCAAGATCGTGGTTGCGCGTTCGTTGGCGCGGGGGATGTCGCCGCAGCAGGCTGCCCAGCGTGGCATGGTCGCTTCGGTCAANTCTGCGGAGCAGTGGGTGCACGAGGGCGGCCGGGAGACAGCTGCNCGGACGTTCGANGATGATCCGCAGTCGGTCGGTTGGCAGCGTGTGGTGGTGTCGGATGAGCCGTGCGCGTTCTGTCTGCTGATGGAGTCGCGCGGGCCGGCGTACCGGTCGCAGTCGAGCGCCGAGTTCGAGGCGCATGTCAACTGTGGTTGCGAGGTTGAGGGTGTGTACGGCGACTGGCAGCCGTCTGGCCGTCAACTTGAGGTTGACCGTCTGTATCGGCAGTCCACCGAAGATGTCCGCGGCACCAAGCCGCGGTTGCGGGCGTTTGAGTCCGCGTTCCGTAAGCAGT